TTATCAAGTGTTTTGACTTTTACATATTTGGTACAAAAATATACAGGGTCTTTAGCACACTTTATATATTCATCTAATTGCTCTTTAGTATATTGTAATTCTATACCAGGAGGTTTTAGTTTTGGGTTATTTCTATACCCTTGATTTTTATTATTTAAGCTCATCTTTATTTACTATTTCAGCTTCTATAAGTTTTTCAGTACTACGATCTTTATTTAATAAATTTTGAAGATCTTTTGTAGAACCAACAAATACTGAATTATTGGTTTGATTCAATTGAACTTTTTGTGAAGTAGTATCTTTAGCTTTTTTATGTATATCTAACATATTGTTATTTAAATCAGACATAGTTTTAAGTAAAATTGCAACAACTTCAAATGCTCGTGGAGAATCTGATTCAGTTGCAACTTTAAGAGCACTTTCAAGTGCTATAGTACCCGAACCTAATAAATCTTTATAATTGGACTGTGCTAATTCATAATCCTTTTGAAAATTGTTATTATCAAAAGTACCACCAGTAGTATTTTTTTCTACTATTGGTTTTTCCTGAGGTTCGGAAACATTAAAAAAATTAGACAGATTTTTATTTATATTCATATCACTCAATCAATATTATTAATAATTCCAATTTAAATCAAATGATATTCCTGGAGGACCTACAGATGAAATTACATTCTGTGTTTCAATCTTACCAAAGATATATGATTTGGCAACAAAACTAAAACTTGAAATATTTACTCTACGGTTTCCAAAATCACCATCATATCGTTCACTTATATTATTACTTAGCATAGTTATAGGAATTCTAACATCACTTTGTGCACTATTCATGTCAATTGTTATAATATGATCTGGATTGAAATATGGAATAATTTGTTCTACAATTTGTAACGTATCATCTAAATGTCTCGTATAGACAAATAATGAAAAAGAAACATTAACTGGAACTTCTTCTGTAATAAAATTTGCACTAGACCCAGTACAATTCCCAGGCGAACCTACCATTGTTTTACTGGTATTTGATTTATTTCTTCTTCTAGATGGATCAGGTGTAACTGATGACATCATATAACTTAATCTAGGTAATTGATTTTCAATGCGGGTACCATCATTAATAGAAGATGTTTCTAACAAGCGTCTAATAAATTTTTCTTGTGGAGCATATGTAATTGGAACACGAATTATTAATGGAGAAACAGTATCTTCAGGATTGTCATGTTGAACATTGATATTGCTAAACAATGATCCAAATCCAACTACTAATTTTCTTAAATTTTGATTATAGAAGTAATTAAACATTTAATTTCCTATTAGCATGGTTCATTTTTATCAATATTAAATAATATTGCTTCATCATCTATAACATCATTTATTCCGGCAGTAGTTCCTAAATTATTATTCAAAGCAATAACATATGGATGTGAATTAGTATATAATGTCTTACTTCTATCTTCATTTGTATTTATTAAAGAATACCCGGTAGATCCTCCGGGAGTTACGACACTACCAGTAACACCTTTTACTGTTAGTAATTTTTTAGTACTATCCCAGTTTGTAACTGTTGCTGAACCATAAAAACTTGTAGTTTGTAAAGGGCTTAGTTCAGAAGAAAATAACGAAGATGAAAGATAATTATTTGCACCACTATAATCTGGAATTAATCCAACATCAGATGTTATTCCACCAGCAACTGGTACAGCCCATAAGAAACCCGGACCATCTATATCAATTTCTGCACGGCTAATACATTCTTCTATATTCAATCCTCTTGTTAACAATAGATTATTTAATTTATCTGTAAAGTCTGTTGTAAAAATATGATTCATTTCTAAAGTTCCTAGAAACATAGTTCTGCCAACAGTAATTCCTTGTCCTACAAAATATTCTGCCTGTGCCCCGGTTGTAGTATTTAAGTTAGCAGCTGATCCAGTTATAAAATATGGTGTTCCACTATCACCCACATGTAGACTACATGCAATATTATCTGGTTCCATATTATGGGGAAATGGCTCAATTAAAGAAAATTTATGTGATATAAAAATTTCACTTCTAGCATAGGAAAGTGGTAACGAAGATCGGAATTGAGTTGGATTTGTTAAATCCATAACTTTTGAAATTCTTTTACAATATACTCTATCTTGACCATCTAATGCATATACTTTTCTACCAACTTGTGACATAAACTTAGCATCATTATAATTAATATTATCACGTTCTCCTGTAAAACCTTTACGGATATATGCTTGTGTATCAATTAATTTAGCACCAGTAAACCCAGACACTGTGGGCCAGACATTATAAACACTCATATTATTTAAATCATCTTGTGTTAATTCTGAATCCAATTCATATAAATACAAATCTACAGGATCTATTAATGATCCGTTTGAAGCACCTGGGGTGGGATATCTCCAATCTTCAAATGTGTGAATTCTAGTTAGGGTTCTTGTAACTATTACTCCATCTCTTCTTATCCACTGTACGTTATATAATATATTATTTGGTCCCGCAAAATGTTTAACTGCCAATGCATGTTTTTTGGTAATTAAAATATTTGTCCAAAAACCAGAATTCCAAAGATTCCAATTATTTGGTACACCATTTATAAAACTATGATATCTTGCAGTACCAAATCTATCACTTCCTACATTTCCTGCTGTTGGTTCGAACCCTTGGGCACTAGCGGGAAATGGAGTATTTACTTGAATATTAATTAAATCCGGAACAGGATTGATCCATGGTTTACCAAAAGATCTTGCTCTGATAGAACATCCACTTAAATCTGGAGGAGAAAAACTGTCATATGCTTTTATATAATAACTAATACCATCAATAACAGTATAAGGTGTACTTTGATACCCAGCAATCCAACATTTATCTAATTTTTTATCACCACTGGTTTTCCACCAAGCTGTGTTTATACCTGTTGGTAAAACGGAATCCGTGGGATTTACTATTTCACTTGGATATTCGTAGTAATCATGTCTAATTGGATTATATCCCATATGCCTACCCCAAAATGATAGACCATGTAAAGCCTGTGAATTAGTTATACCCCATAGAGTCATATTTGCTGTTTGATTTCCTATCATTGGACCGGGTACATATTTTGGCTCTCCTAAGTTAGGATTTGGTATTAGTGATCTTGTTTGAAAAGATTCATATATAGATGAATATATTTCGTTTATAGTTTTTCTAGCAGTACATAAAGCAATAGTTCCATATTTTGTACAAAAAACTTTTTTTGTCGAACCCGGAACACCTACTGTTGGATATGACATTCTTAAAGTTTCGTCCATAACAAAATTTGATAATGCTAATGAATCAGGAAATCCGGGTATACTTGCTTGTCTATAAGTATTATTCCCCCAACATATTACTGTTCCATCTTTTTTTAGTAGTGCAGTATGTTCTAATCCCCCTGCAATCTGCAATCCACCTGTACCAACACTAACGGGAACATTACATTGACCATTATCATTCATACCCCAACAAACAACAGAACCATTTTCTCTTATTGCCATAGAGTGTTTATGTCCAGCACCTATTGCAATACATCCTGTCAAACCAAAAGGTACAGTAGCTTGTCCATAAAAGTTATCACCCCATGCATATACGGTACCATCTTTACTTAAAGCAAGTATATGATTTAATCCACTAGTAACATAATCTGCAGTTATACCAACTGGTATATTATTTTGCCCAGATGACGTTAATCCCCATACAGTTATATTTCCATTATTTTCTAAAGCAACAGAATGTCTATTCCCAGCAGTAACCATTTTAACATTTGATACATTTAAAGTTGTTGGAATATTACATTGTTTGCTACCATTTTTTCCCCAAGCATATAATGTACTACCGTTTAAATTAGTATACATAACCAAAACATGATTAGATCCACATGCCATTATATTTTCATTAATATATTTTAAATTATCTTGTTGATAAAATATAGTTGGACGAGCAACTTCTTCAAATATTTCACTACCATTTAAAGTCATTTCATAATATTCTGGTAGAAAAGGAAAAATAGGATCTACTTCATAATAACTCAAATTCCCATATATTTTATTACCAATACCATATCCAATTTCATTAAAAACTGCTAAATTGTTAAAACACGCAGTAGAAATAGATATATTGGTTCTACGATTTGAAGGATTTGTTATAGGTCGAGGACCATTGGTCCACATAGAAAATAAAGGTTCAAAAAACCTTTGTCTCTGTGATAATTTAATATCAATATCTGACACTGACGGCGCGACACTTGTTGCCCAGCTAGTAATTCCACCTATTTTTCCCCATGCAGTTATGTGAGTTGGCTCAAAAGGCTCTTGTTTAAATGAATTGTATATTACTCCCATTATATTCCTTAATTATATTATTGTTCCAACATATTATAAACTGGTGGAAACAAAGTTTGTTGATCATTTGATGAATAGTATAATTCAATAACATCTTCTACAGCAAAATCTCCACTTCCATTTAAAACAAGTAAAGAATTTTCATAATCTATTTGCTTTGTACCAGAAGAAACTTCATCCAATACATCAACACCAGTATCAATCTTTTCATAACTGTATGTAAAGA